CTGTCCGTTTTCTCTCTCCCCGGTTGTGGCTGGCCGGGGGTTTCGAAGGAGGTTGAAGATGACCGATAGCTCGAATCCGTTGGGGCTCAACCACTCTAGGGCTCACGAATCCGTTGGGGCGCAAGCGATTCCGGTCAGCGCTTGGCTGACGTTCGACCCTGACGATCTGTCGTTCCGGCGTCGTACGCCGGTGAGCGTGACCGGGTGGGTTGAGATCTACTTCCGGGTGCCCCGTCCACCATCGGCCGGGGCGTTCATTCCGATCGATCCGGCGGTGACCCGGTGACGGATCTCAAGGCGATGGTTGGGGCCATCCTGGTGGGCGTTGGTGCTGGCGCTCTGTTGGTGCTGGCGCGAGTGGTCCTCTACATGTTCAGGAAACAGGGACCGAGATGATTGAGGGTATCGACGTGTTCGGCACGGTGGCGGCCGTGGTGGTCGGCGCGCTCGCAACGATCGTTGTGGGCGTTGGTGTGCAGCTGTTGTTGGCTGGCCGGATCAGGCCGGATCTGCCTTGCCGGTGTGCGACGCCTTCGCCGTGGCTGGTTGCCGATCACAACAGCTACCGGCGCTGGTGCGGAACGTGCGGGGGGCGGGTTGTGAAGCTACGTTGGCCGGACAGCGATCCATCGATGCCGAAGTGGTGGCCCGCGTTCGTCATTGCGGCGGCGGTAATAGCGGTGGTGTTCGCGGTGGTTGGAGTGATCCAAGGTGACTGACGGGCCGCACACCCGGGCGCTTAGGGAGTCCCTCAAGGCGCTTGGCGGGGTTGAGCGGGATAAGGCTGCGGTGCAGCTGGCGCGCCGGTATGCGGTCCTGTTGGACGACGCGGCGAGCGCCGCTAAGTATCGGCCCTTGCTGGATACGCTGCGCCGGGTGGTGGCGCGGGTGCCCGGTGCTGTGTCGGCGCTGGCGAAGGTGGAGGACGCGCTTGCGGCGCATAGTGTTATGAGTGACCTTGGCCCGAAGTATCTTGCGGTCCTGGTGCAGCTGGGGCTGACGCCGGCATCGCGGGGGGTCAAGGCCGCGACCGTACCGGCGGATGAAGGGCCACCGGCGCCAGCTGCACCGCCACCACCGGAAGGCAAGGCCGATGAGCTCAGGACACGCCGCGCTGAAAGAGCCAAGCGCCTCGCCGCTGATTCTGGGTAGTATTGTCCCGCGCCTGTTCACTCCCCCGTTGGTGACAGGCGCACCCGGCCCTTGCGGTTGCGGATGCGCGCTCGACCCAGACACGTCCACCGGTTTTGACTGGGTCGAGTTCGCGCGTGACTCGATGAACCGGCCGCCCTATGACTGGCAACGATTCGTGTTCATCCACGGCGGCGAGTTGCTGCCCAATGGATTGCCGCGCTTCAGAGATGTGTGGGTAATCGTCGCCAGGCAGAACGGCAAGACGGAGATACCTGTGATGCTCTCTGGTTACTGGATGTTCATCGATGCCGTTCCGTTAATCCTTGGCACATCAACGAAACTGGAATACGCAAAAGAATCATGGATGAAACTTGTTGCCATGATTAGGAAATCGAAAGACCCGGGCGTGCTTCGTATGATTCCCAACCGCAAGTGGTGGCGCGAAGCCAACGGGGAACAGGAAGCGTGGGTGTACCGAACCGAGGCACAGGACCCGTTCGAGCTGTCGCGCTACAAGATAGCTGCGGCCAACGAGGACGGCGGCCGGTCCCTGACAGTCCACAAAGGTATCTGTGATGAGATCCGCCAGCACCGGGACTACACCGCATGGTCGGCCATCAAGTTCGCTATGCGCAAGGTGGGCGATGCCCAGCTGTGGTGCCTGTCCAACGCTGGCACCGCCAAGAGCCGGGTGCTCAACGAGGCGCGCGCCCAGCACCTTGACTACATCCGCACCGGCGCCGGGAACGCCCGCTCAGGCTGGTTCGAATACTCTGCGCCGGAAGGGTCCGCGCCGGACGACCCGGTAGCGCTCGCCATGGCCAACCCAGAGTTTAACCGCTCCTTCGATGGTGAGGAGTTGGTGAACGAAGGCCGGGCCGCACTGGCTGAGGGTGGGGACAAGCTGGCGAAGTTCTTTACTGAGGCCATGTGCACCACGAGGGGCAACCTTAAGCCTGCCTACAACGAGGCGCGGTGGATTGAGTGCAAGGTCCCCGGCACGCTCGACGGGCTGCGTGACCGGGTGGCGCTGGTGTTCGATGTCGCGCCCGACAACCAGCACGCGACCCTTGTGGCCGCCGCGACCGGGCCGGACGGCCGGACCCGCGTCGAGCCGGTAGCGGCCTGGTCGCACGATGACGCGGACCACCCGATGGCCGCGTTGACGACAGAGCTCAAGGCGCACGTGCGCGACATCAAGCCGAAGGCGTTCGGCTGGCTACCCAACGGCCCGGCCGCCGCTTACGCGGCCGACATGCGCAAAACGAAGGACGGCAAACCCCCGGCGTGGATACCGGCCGGGTGCAAGGTGGAGGCGCTGCGCGGTGAGGCTCCGGATGTGTGCATGGGATTCGAGGTGCAGATAAACACATTGAACATCCTGCATTCCGACGATCCTCTGATGAACGCCCATGTCCTTGGGGCAGAACAACTTCCGATGCCCGGCGGCCGGTGGGTGCTGTCGCGCAAGGCCGGTCACGTTGACTGCGCCTACGCGGCGGCCGGGGCGGTGCACCTGGCGCGGACCCTGCCCCCACCGTTGGGCAAGCCTCGCCTCATCGTGGTTACCGATGACGAATAGGGCATGTGTCCTGCTACCGTGTCGCTCATGGCTGGCAAGTGGTGGCGCAACTGGAGCTCGCGTCTGCGTGCGGCTAGTCGTGCCCTGACGCAGTTCTCCAACCCGACACCAAAGCCGATCGATATGGTCATCCATGAGATGAACATGCTCTCTGGCCGGACTGTGTCAAGGGAGACCGCGCTCGCCTGTTCCCCGGTGAGGCGCGCCCGCAATCACCTCTGCTCGATATCGACGCTGCCGGTGATTCAGCTCAACCGCAAGAACCAGGTGCAGAGCAATCCGTTCTTCGAACAGATAGATCCAGACGTTGCGAACGTGGTGACGCTGGCGCAAACGGTGGAAGACCTGGTCTTCGAAGCTATCGCCTGGTGGGAGATCATCCAATGGGATGCCAACGACTACCCTCTCAAGGCGCGGCGGCGTGACCCTGGCCTGGTGAGCCTCACCCCACCCAACACCTACGCGAGCTCGCCCCTGCCGTCAGGCCACGACCCGCGTGGCGCTGCCGTGTGGATCGACGGGCGGGAGGTACCGGCCAAGCGCATCATTCGCTTTGACTCGCCCAACCCCGGCTTGCTGTCCGGCGGTGGCGCGCGGGCTATCCGCCGGTGGCTGTTGCTCGACGCGGCGTCAGAGATGTACGCGAAAGAACCTAGGCCGTTGGACTACTTCAGCCCGGCCGAAGGGGCAACAGAGCTGAAGGACCCGGAGATCAGCAAGATTCTCGGGCAGTGGCGCGCCGCGCGCCGCAAGCGGGCCACGGCTTGGGTGCCAGGCTCGATGAAGTACAACACGGTTGATTCGCCTACCCCGCAACAGATGCAGCTGGTCGAGCTGCAAAAGCAGGCTACATTGGACATTGCCAATGAGACGGGCCTGGACCCGGAAGAGTTGGGCCTGTCAACAACTTCGCGGACCTATCAGAACGACGTGGACCGTAGGCGCAGCAAGATAAACGACGTGCTGTCCCCCTACATCCTGGCGGTCACACAGCGGCTGTCGATGGGTGACGTGACGCGCCGGGGGCATCGGGTCATCCTGGACCTCAAGGACTACCTGAAGTCCAACCCCACCGAGCAAGCCAGCGTGCATAAGTCATACAAGGACATGGGTGTCCTTCTGCCTGAAGAGATCCGGGAGGACATCGGCCGCCCGCCCTTCACGGAAGGACAGAAACCTCAAGCGCCGCAACCGCTCGACCCGGTGGCCGAGGCGGAACGCATTGCGCAGGAAGCAGCCGGAACCCCGGAGGAACAGATGCAGAACACACGTACCCGCCTTCAGTTCAGCGCCGGGGTTCTCGACGCGCCGACGCAGCTTGAGCTAGCCGGTAACCGGCAGCTGCACTTCGACGCTATGGCCGTCAACTTCAGGGTGGAGAGGGAAACCCGCACGGTGTGGGGGATGGCGATCCCTTACGGGAAGGTGGTTTCCAAGTGGGGCATGAAGTTCCGCTTCATGACCGGCTCGATCGCTTGGAGCTCACCCGTTTCACGGGCCAAGTTCCTAGTCGACCATATGACCGCTGTCGGCTACGCGCTGAACCTGACGCAGAAACCCGAAGGGGTGGAAGGGAAATGGAAGCTCGGCCGGTCACAGGCCGCGACGGATGCGCTTGCCGACGCGGAAGATGGGGTATATGACGGGCTTTCGGCGGGGGTTGAGTTCGACCTGTCGAAAGATGCCCTGTACAACGAGGAAGATGGGGTGTGGGACATTTACCACGCCTACATGTTTGAAACGTCAATCACCGCGCTGCCCGCGTTCGATGACGCGCGGGTAACGAGAGTGGCTGCCACACAACAGAGAGGCACCGTAATGGAAGATTGCGCCGCTTGCGGAGGTAGGCACGCGCCCGGAGTGGCGTGCGCTTCCCGTCCGCAACAGGTCCAGAACACGAACCAGCCCAACCCCGTCCAGGCCGCACCCGTGGGCCAGGCACCGCCTACCGGGCTAGCCCTCAACGATGACCAGCTTCGGGCGCTGGTCACCAACCCGGCCGCGCTTCAGGCGCTCATCGGGGTACCGGCCAGCCAGGCGCAGCAGAACCAGAACCAGCGGGCAGCGTTCGCCTTGTCGGCACAGCAGATCGACGCGCTCGCGGCCGGTGGGCACCTGCGTAACCTGCTGGGCGGGATGCTGGGAATCCAGGCACCGCAACAGGAAGAGCCCCGGCCAACCGTCGACCCGACCTCCCGGCCGGTCGCGGTTACAGCGACGCGGGAAGAAATGCCCTACCGATTCAACCGGCAGGGGCACCTGACGCGCGGACCCCAGTATGACTTCTCCATGGACGTGATCCAGGGGTTGCGCGACGGCAACGGCGAAGCGCTGCGCCGGGCGGAAGCGTTCGTGCGGGCCATGTTCGACACCGACATGGCCGACGTTACGGCGCTGAACCCCAACAAGCAGCGCCCGGATCTGTACGTGGACCAGAAGGATTACACCTATCCGATTTGGACAGCCATCAACAAG